ACTATTCAGGCTATCAGTAAAGGTAGTGATGATATGGGTAAAGTACACATGCAGGTGGAATATGACGGACAGATGTATTACGGCTTTGGAGCGAATACAGACATCATTGCTGCATCAGTAGAAGCATATATCGATTGTATCAATAAGTTTAAAACCATTGCCATCGCACTTAAGATCGCAATCGTTGTTAGTTTCTTTGTTGAACTCATAAATCATCATCCCTTCATATATCAACTAAAAAAACGTGCCTAAAGAAAATCCCCTAGGCGCGTTTAAATATACAAAAGAATATATAAACAGATGTAAAGAAGAATTGGAAGTTATTAACTATCATGGTTTTGCCGATTATTTCTTGATAGTCCGTGATTATATCAATTGGGCGAAAGAACAAGGGATAGCAGTAGGAAAAGGAAGAGGCTCTGCTTGCAACTGTTTAGTAGCATATGCGGTAGGAATCACTGATGTAGACAGTATTAAATACAAACTTGATTTTAGCAGATTCATGCGTAAGGAAAAGAAAGCTTTGCCTAAACTATATTGGGCATCATTTGTGAACGTTGCTTAACGGTGTGGATTGTAGAACAATCTGCTAACGGTGAAAGCTAAAGCCATTAAGGTATGCTAATACCGTGCTAAATAAACACGTACAAATAAATAAGAAGGAGGTGAAATTTATGTTTAAGAAATTGGAAATGTTTGACCATCACTTCATAGATGAATATGGAAATGTATTAAATCAAAAGACAGGAAATATTTTAAAACCTTATATTGGAAGTGGTGGTTATTTATATGTTAAACCATGTGAAAACAATAAAACAACACATTTATCAATTCATAGAGCTGTAGCAATGTGTTTTTGTGAAGGATATAAACCGTGGCTTGTAGTTGACCATATAGATGGAAACAAAGAAAACAATTATTATAAAAATCTTAGATGGTGTGAACAGGCTGACAATTTAAAATTCGGATATGAAAGAAGGGGCGATACACCACTTAGAAATTATGTTCCATATAAGTTAATTGTGGATAATAAAATCATAGATGAATTTTATTGTTTAAAGGATGCGGTTGACTATGCTGTGGAACATTATAATGTAAAAGCGACAATGTTATCTAAACATAAATTTTATAAAAATGTACGTGTGGAAAAGTGTAACGACTAACTGGCGGTGAGTGTAGCCAGAGTAGGTTTGGATATAAGCACCTTACCGAAGCGCAAATGCCATGTATAAATACATGGGTGAGATAGTCTAATCCCCTAAAAAATATCGGGAAACCGAGGGTATTAAAATGGATATAGATACAGATTTTGAAACACCACGTAGACAGGAAGTTATTGATTATGTCATAAAAAAATATCCAAACAAAGCAATACAAATTTGTTCTTATGGTATGTATGGAATTGATAACCTTATAAATGATTTAGCAGGTGTATGTGGCTTGAAAACAACAAAAGAAATAGATTATTACGAAGCAGACGAAAATAAAAAGAAGGTTGCTGAAATTAAGAATTTTATAAAAACATTTGAGCATGATGGAGAACTTGATTTACAGCAACTTAAAAAAGCAGAACAAACAAAAGAGTATAATGAACAGTATGATAATATTCTAAAGCATTTCTGCAAGATGTATGGAAAGATAAGATATCTAGGAAAACACGCCGCAGGAGTAGCAGTAGTCGGAACTGATATAAGTGATTATACTTGTATTATTATGCGTGACAGAAAAACAGGTGCGTTAAGTAGTTGTTTTGATAAAGATGATTTGGAACATATAAATTGCACAAAATTTGATATGTTAGGTCTTTCCACAATGGGAGAGCTAAAAGAATTGGAACAGCTTACAGGTCATAAAGAAACAGAAGAAGAGGAAAGTGATAGTAAAGTTTTAAAGAATTTCAGAGATGAAAAAACAGAAGGTATTTTCCAGTTTGAGAAAAGCACACCAAAAAAGATTCTTAGAACAATCCATGCAGATTGTGTGGAAGATATTATTGCGGTAAATGCTCTGAATCGTCCTGCCCCATTACAGTTAAAAATGCATGAACAGTTTGCAAGAAACAAAATGTCTGGAAAGATTGATACAAGTACACCGTATTACAGATATACAAAAGAAACATATGGCACAATGCTATACCAAGAGCAAACAGTTGAAGTAGCACAAAAGGTAGGACATTTAACAGCGCAACAGAGTTTTGATATGTTAAAGATTATGAAAAAGGAAGAAAATTTACATAAACCAGAATATATACCAGTTATTGAACAAATGCGTAAAGATTTTTATAATGGTTGTAAAAAGGAAGGAATGAGCAAAGAAGCAACTGATAGCTTGTGGGCGAGCATGTTAATCTATGGTTTTAATAAAGGTCACTCAACCGCATATGCGCTTATTCCAATAGACCAGATGTGGTACAAGGTTTACTATCCAACGGAGTTTTGGTTTACAAAAGTTAAGTTCGCACAGAACGATGCAGAAGTATATAAATATAGTGAGTGTGCCGTAAAAGATGGAGTTGTAGTAATGTTACCTCATGTAAATTATAGTGCATTAACAAGTCTTAGAACATATGACGGAGAAAATGTAATACAGCAAGGAATAAGCACTATAAAAGGTGTAGGAGAAAAGGCGGCAGAAGCAATAGAACAGGAACGTAAAAAAGGAGCATTTAAAAGTTATGATGATTTTTATGACCGTTGTAAAGGCAGAGCAGTAACAAGTAGAGTTATTGATATATTAAAAGAACAGGGTGCGCTTGAATTTAACAAGAAAAGGTATTTAAGTAGGGTTATTAAATATAACAGCAGTTTGATTGCGAGGTGATGTTATGAAAGAGAAAAACAAAAATTACTATATACGATGCCAAGGTTGTGTATATTGTGAAGAGATAGAACTCAAAAAAGGAAATAAAGTTATAGCAACAGATTTGAGATGTACTTGTGAATTTGTAGAAGAAATATTAAATGATTTTATATACTGTGGATGTTATAAAAAATATATTGGAGGATGTGAAGAACAAATGGCAAGAACATATGAACAAGCACAAGAAGCTAAGAGGAAAAAAGAATATAAGCAAGTAAAAGCAATAACAGAAAAGTATAATGCAGACAATGTAAACCATCCGGAACACTATGCAAATAGTTGTTCCATTGAATGTATAGATGCAATGCAAGCAACATTTGGGACAAAGGATTTAGCAAAGTATTGTGCGATAAATGCATATAAATATTTATGGAGATATAAAAACAAGAACGGGAAAGAAGATTTAAATAAAGCAGAATGGTATTTAAATAAGTTTGATGAATTATTAGAAGAAAGCGATAATAAGCCTTATTCAGAACAAATTTCTAGTAGGTATGTAAATGTATGTATAACTCTTAGAAAGTGGCTTAAAATGGCAAATACGGCGTTAGGAGGGGATACAGTAAATGAAGAGTAAAGGATTTAACAAAGAAGGTATTCTCCGGTTATGTAATGAGATAGACAAAAAGGAAAGCGGAAGTGTTTACAGTTTAGGTAGTAAAAGTAAAAACCTAGAAATCCCTAGGTGGAGTACAGGACTTGTAGATTTGGATAATATCATTGGCGGTGGTGTACCATGTGGAAGAACAATAGAAATATTTGGCGCAGAAAGCGCAGGCAAAACAACACTTGCATACCAGTTATGCGCCCAGCATGAAATGTGCCTTAACATTCCGATTGAACGAACATTTGACAGTGAAAGGGCAAAACTTTTTGGTAACAGACCAAAACAAATGCTCATATATAATGCACAGTATGGAGAGAAAGCTTTTAACAGGGCGATACGCTTTGCAGAAGAAGGAATACCGCTTATTGTGATAGACAGTGTTCCATCATTGCAACCAAAAGATGATATTGAAAAAATAAGAAAGGCGGTAAATACAGACAGCGAACAGGAAATGCGTATTGGTGGTGTAGCAAGGCTTATGGATAAGTATTTACCGACATTAGAAGATGTTATTGAACAAACGGGAACAACAGTTATATTCATTAACCAGATACGTGATAAAATGAACGCATTGCCTTTTGGAGATAATATACAAACACCGGGAGGACATAAGTTAAAACATAGTTGTTCATTAAGGATACAGGTAGCAAGGAAAGGTTATATAGAAATACCAAACCATAACCCATTTAACACAGAAACAAAAGAACGTATTGGAATGATTATGAAAGTAAAAGTTGTAAAAAGCAAAGTATCGCCACCAATGCAAAGTTGTGAAATCCCGTTATTCTATGAACGTGGTTTCGTTGATTTTGCAAACCTTGATACTGTAAGAAAAGAGATAATGGAAGAACATAAAAAAATGTATAAGGAAATGTTACAGTGATATTTTATTGTATTGTTTTTAAACGAAAAATAGAAAGTATCACAGAACATAAATTTTTCTGTTATGCATTAAATAAACAGGAATGTATAAAAAGGTTCTGTGATACTGGACATGAAGAAAAAGACATTATCTCGATACATACAGTAGAACAGGAAGAAGGTGGAACAAAGTGGGAATCCTAGAAGATATAAAGAAAGATGCGATACAAACGGGAACAAAGTTACAAACGTCAGAAGAACGTGACATTGAAGAATTATTAAACAACCTTTTTTACTTAGATAAAAATATTCCAGAAGAATTAAAATTTCTCAAGAGTGTTATGACAAGGGGTGCAGAAACACAGGAAAGAAAAGGTTTACATGCTAGTGCAGTTATTGTGTCAGATGATAAGTTTTGCTATAGGCAACAGTTACTAAGTCTATACTATAAACAGTTACAAGGAGAACAAACCCCAGTAGGCTTGAAGCGTATCTTTTCAGAGGGTGACGCAATACATGAGAAGTGGCAAAGGTTGTTTATACGTGGTGGTTTATGTAAGCCGCTAGAATGTGATTATAGCCGTTTTGCAGATGAATATGACTTATCTTACACACCTGATATAATTTGCCATTTACCACGTAATATGAAGCTTACAGGGGTATATGATGATAGTGTACCAAAGGACAATTACATTGTAGAAATAAAGAGCGTTAATACATTTACATTTAAGAAACAAAAGTACCATGCAAGTGGTAGAAAACAGTGCCAGTTATATATGTACCTAACAGGAATCCATAAAGGTATAGTTCTATGTGATGATAAAAACACGCAGGAATTTAAGGTATACAAATATGAATATAACCCAAGTGAGATCGCACCATATATACGAAGGTTGGAACAAATACAGGAATGTAAGGAAAGGCTTATAAACAAACATAAAATGGTAGCACGTCACAGTAAATGTATTGGTTATGGTTGCAAAATGGCACAGGGTTGTCCGATGCGTGAAGTATGCTACGGAAAGAAAAAGGAGAGATTGGAACGAAATTAAAAGAGTTTTTAAAAGAATATGTGTGTCCAAACACAATGATAAGGTTATGGAAGAATATAAATGGACATGAAAGATTATGTCTGTTTGATGAATGCGAACCGGTAATGGATTGGGAACTAATGCAGGATAACAGATATGAAAAACATCGTAATCTGAAAGTAATCGGAGTTACTGACATCTTGTGTGAAACATATTATGAGGCAGTAAATATTGTTGTTGAATAATTTACATTTAGGGGTTGACTTTGTGCAACCCTTATGTTATTATATAGGTAGAAACAAAGAGAACAGCCGTTGAAGGAGGAAAACAAAATGTTTGATGTTGTAACAAAACAAGGAAGGGTAGTTTATACAGGATTAAAGAGTGCTTGTTGGAGATATTGCGAAATGCATGATAAATATGCAACATGGAGGATTGAAAAACATGTATAGAAGAACAAACAAATGTAAGTATGGAGGAACAATTACAGAGAAAGATTGTATCATCTGTACAATGTATGGAAAGTGCGAACTCACAGAAAGGAGAACAAGAAGGGATGAAAAAGGTTTACCTCTTAGTAGACATAGGAACTGAATTGTTCCTAGTGTTTGCTTCAAAAAGGGAAGGATATACAAAGAACATAGTTTTTCGTGTAGAAGTGGTGAAAGCAACAGTTGACAAAGATGGAATAACATATAACTGTGAAATCAATCGTTGCATGAATGATAAGACAGTGGATGTAAACAAGTATGAAAAGTTCTATATGTTCAGAAATTCAAACATTGATACTGGACACAGAGGGATAGACAAACAATATTATCCAGTATTTACAACAAAGGAGAAGTGTTTAGAATGGCTAAAGGATTTATAAATTGCAAAGATTGTATCTACCTTGACAAAACAAGAAAGCAAAACGGATTTAACAACAGTGATTGTTTTCGATATGGATGCAATGCAAGAGTATATGATAAATTCATTTGTGGATGGATTTCAAAAGACAGTGAGCTTAAAAAAATGGGTTGTAGTGATTGCAATAGAATAAAAGTAGGAACAAGTTTTACACTTAACAAAACAAAATGTTTTTATTGTGGAAGTATACAAACAGAAAATGGTAGAATGTATTTAGTCTATAATGCATCAACGTATGTTCAAAATGGTTTTTATGTCGATGTAGTAGAACAGAATTGGTTTTCAGAGCATATAAAAGAGATTGTTATTGAATACCAAACAAAAGAACAAATTGAAGCAATAAAACAAACAGCAAAGTATTATAAGAAGAGGATTGAAGAACGTGAAAAAAGATGTAAATAGTGATTATAAGAAAAGATTTATGAATGGTTTTAAATTGTTATGTAATAGTAAATCTCCTTATACAGTATGGAGCGATTGTATGGCTTTATTTGCCATTACATTAGCTAATACAAGTATTTTACCATTAGCAAAAGAAGAACCATTTAAAAGCGTATATACAGGGCGAGAAAAGGAATATTTACGCATTATAAATAGTTATGAAAAGAAAGAGCGAAAGTTATTCCCACAAATGTTTGCGTTACTGATGGAAGAATTAGAATTACATCCTAACCAAGATTTATTAGGTAGTTTATTTATGGAGCTTGAAATATCTAACAAACACACAGGGCAGTTCTTTACACCGTATAGTGTTTGTGAAGCAATGGCAAATGTTTTGATTGAACGTAAACAGTTAGGTAAAACAGTACATAAGGAAGGTTATACAAGCATATATGACGCGACCTGTGGTGCGGGCGCAACACTTATAAGTGCAAGTGAGATATGCAAAAGTATGTTCAAAAAATATAACTACCAAAACCATATAATGTTTGTAGGGCAGGATATAGATATCACTTGTGTGCATATGTGTTACATTCAGCTTGCTTTACATAATTTGGCAGGATATGTGATACATGGAAACACACTAACGAAACCAGAACCAGTATTACCAGAAGATATTGAAAGCATTTGGTTTACCCCTATGTGGTTTTCAGAAGTATGGACGTTAAGAAGATTTTTTCATAACCAAGACATTTTAGGAAGGAGATAAAACAGTGTCTAAAATAGTAATAGGTATAGATGAAAGTTATACACGCACAGGAATAGCAGTATTAAAACATATGCGTGAACCGATTATAATGGAAAGCGTAGATTTTAAAGGATGTAAAAACAATACTGCAAAGCGTAGAGAGCTTAAAAGAGTGCTATCTTCCATTTTAGAGAGTTTGCTTAATGATTATAAGCCGGAGGAAATAAAATGCATTATAGAAAGAATTAGGACGTTTAGCGGCGGTCATATGTCCACACAATATTTAATAACAACAGGTAGCCTAGTTGCAACAATAATAGACACATTTTCCGCATATGGTATTCCAGTAATGTCTGTAGATACAAAAGCATGGAAGAATGCAATTATAGGGAATACAAAGCCAAAAGAAAACAAATATGGTATCAATCCAAACAAATATCCAACGATAGAAAAACTTAAAATGTTAGGTATGCTTAAATATTTTGTAGAACCATATAAAGGCAGGGGAACAAAAGGCGTAGTTAATGTAAGAATAAATGGAGTCAAAACACGTTGTAAAATAAACGATGATATAGCAGATGCATACTGTATTGCCTGCTATGGTTTTATACATCCTACCATGCAGAAATTAAAAGAGGAAAACTTTTAGGGGCGGCTTTTATGGCTGTCATTTTTATTTGCCCTTTTAAAGCATTTATACTTGCTATTATATATTTATATGGTTATAATATAAAAGTGCCTTATTCATTTAAATAGGTGCATTGTAGGGCATATTAAAGTTATAGGAGGAATGGATATGTACAGGAAAGGAATATCTATTGAAGGAAATATGATAAACAATAGTATAGGCTACTGCCATTACAAAGAGCATGAAGGGGAACTGAATAAAGAGCTTGTAAAACAAAGGCAATGCATATTAAAGAATTGTATACATTTAGAAAAATATAGTGAAAAGGCGTTTGAACAAAAAGCAAAGTATTATAACAAAAGCGGTAAAAATAAAAGGTGCAGGAAACATAGAACAGAGCTGTAAAATGCTTTTTAAAGGAATTATAATTATAAATGTATAAATTATCGCATTATAAATAAAAGTCGCTTAAATCGTTAAATAGGAGGGTTAGAATGGAATGTAATATAATGTGCTGTGATAGAAAGGTAAGAAAGAAACCATGCTATAAAACAAAATATAAAAACATTGTTATTGTAAAGTTAGCAGACAGGTGTTATTCTATAACACATTACCAAACAGGAGTTGCAATTGAATATACTAGATATGTTTCAAAACAAAAAGCATTAGTAAATCTGGATGATGTTATTAACAAAACAAGGGAAATTTTTAAAAGAAATAATATAAAACCTTTAAAACAATATTGTAAACAATGCGGAATAAAACAAATAAACTTTTAAAATGTTAAATAAAGGGGAATTTTCTTTCTTTATATATTTCTTTCTTAAAGGGGAATTAAGAAATACAATAATATATAACAGACGTTAGTCTGATTTATATAACAAATAAATTAAAATAATTTTACAAATAGTTATTGACAGTTATGTATTATTGTGTTAATATATAGTTACAAACAAGAAAACAAAAGATTGAATACAGAAAGGTTGGTATAGGTTATGAAAGCAGTAGAAAAAGCGTTTTACAATTTAATGTTTGCAGTAGAATACAATGAAGAGCTAAAACCAATTAGCAAAATAACAAAAGGAAAAGTTGAAAAAATGATAGAAAATAAAATTGAAAATTGCAATAACAAACTTCTTCATAAAATGGGATATACATATGAAGAATATAAAAAAGAGATTGAAAGATACATAAAAATGTTAAATCTTTTAAAATAAGGGTTGACAAATTCAACCCTTTAGTATATAATACAAGCATAAACAAAGTAAACAAAAAGTTGGAGGTAAAAATTATGAAGGAATTAACAATGGGAACAATTAAAACAATGAATTGTGAAATTATTACAGAAGAACAGTATGAAGCACTTGAAGAAAGTGAATTTGTTGAAGAAATTGAAGACTGCGGAATGTCTGGCTATTACCCATCAGCACATTGGTATTGTGTACATTTAGTAGATGGAAATAACATTGACATATATTGCAAATGGTAGGTGTAATGATGATTAACTGGGATGTGTTTATTGATAAATATGAAGCAGAACATAAACAGATAAATGAAGATTCAGAATCATTTGATAAGTTTATCGAAAATGGATGCGACCAATTTTTGTGTAAATTTGTTGGGTCAAAGTATTGTATTGCAAGTAGTTGTAAAAGATGCAAGCTTAGTAATTGTAGAGGATGTAAACATCTAAAAGAGTGCATAGAAGAATTGATGGAGAATTAAGAAATGAAAGCGGATTTAGAAAATGGAACAAAAGTTTTGGAGGTAAACAAATGGAATTAACAGCAGAAGTTATTAAACAGTATCATTTAGATATTTTAAAGTGTGCAACATTAGAAGAAAAACAAAATATGTTTTTAAGCCAAGTAAGAAACAATAAAGATTTTGCAGTATTACAGCATAGAAAATGTGGATATGGATAGCAAAGCAATATGCAAAAGGAAGAAAAACAGAAGTTGAAAAATTAAAAAGAGAATATATAAAAGAGTATTGTTTTAATGCGGATGTTCTAAATTATTGTTTTTGTTGTGAGTATTCAGAAAGTGAAGAATGTTGGTCATCATGTTTAAAATGTCCAATATTATGGACAGATGGTTATTGTAGTACGAAAAATAGTTCGGAGTATACACAGATAATTAGGAAATCTAATATTTTATGTGATAATCCACTTCCAGAAGATATTGAAGGGTTTTTAAAATCGTCATATTTTATGCCAAAAAGATATTATACACTTGCAAAAGAAGCAATGAAGCAAAGGAGAAAGTGTGCAAAGTTAGCATATAAAATATCACAGTTACCAGAAAGGAAAGAAGCATATGAAGATTAAATTTCCAACGTATTGGACAATTCGTGAAAGAATTGAGTTTTTACAAAGAACAGTTTTAATACATAGTTATTTGTATTATGAACAGAATACAAATCTTATATCAGATAAGAGTTATGATGAACTTGCAAAACAGTTAGTGGAATTACAAAAGACAGTTAGTATATACCTTTTACAGGAAACAAATTATTATTATGTGTTCTATGATTTTGATGGTAGTACAGGTTTTGATTTATGGCACAGATTAAAACAGGATGATAAAGACTATATACAAATGATAGCATTGAGTTTAGGAAAAATAAATAGATAACAAAGGAGAATAAAACAATGGAAGAGTATACATTGAAAGAGTTAGAACAACTTAATGGAAGAATATTATCTGAAAGCGATTTAGAAGAGTTGGAAGAAAATGAAAATGTAGAAGCATTTACATTAACTTTTGTTAAAATGAATAAATTAGCATCAGTTATTATTTTCTTAGCAAATGGAAATATCGTGACAACATTTTATGAAAGATATATGTTATTTAAGGATGATGATTGTGAAGAATAGACAACAAGGGAGCAAACATGAGAGCAAATTTTGAAAAGGGAACAAAAGTTTGTAGTAAATGCAAAAGGGAATTACCAATAGAAATGTTTGGTAAAGATAAGATACAAAAAGATGGTTTATATTGTTCATGTAAAGAATGTAGAAGTAATACTGCTAAAATATCACAGGGCAGAAGATTAAATGTATTTAGCAGAAATTATAAAATGCGTGGAAATAGTGGCATGATAAAAAGGGATTATGAATTAACAGATGAACAGTTAAAACGTAGAAATAATTTAAGGAAAAAGAATGGATATAAAACAAAAAAATAAAAATCCACATGGTGTTCTTATCTATTATGATGGGGAATTGGATAATTTAACAAGTAAAGAGTATTCAAGAGCAATGCGATTAGAATATAATAGGCAGGTATGTTGTGCTATTAGAGGATATATTGGAAAAATGCAACCATCAGAGCATTTTGTATTTGATTTTGATTTAGAACAAATGTTAAAAGACAAAATTTATTATTCGTCTGGCGGTAGGAGATATATAACAAAATGGTGGAAAGGTGAAATAAGACATTGGACAGTAAATGATGGTATTTGGAAGGAGTAAAATAAAATGGTGATTAAAAAGGAATACAATGTTGAGCAGTTAGTAGAACAATTACAGACTGAAATTGAGAACTCAAAAAAATATAATAGGGTTGTAAAATTGGACATTCTAACAGCAAATGATATTCTGGATGTTTTGAATGAAACAAACAAAAGAACAAAGTCAAGAGATGTAGATAAAGAAGTGTCAGAACAAAATTGTTTTGGAATGTATGACGATGATGATATAGAATGTCAATGTTGTGACAGTAAAAAGGAATGCAAAAAAAGAAAGGAGAGACTAGATTGTTTTGGCTGTCATATTGATGGGAATGGAAAATGCAATCTATGCGTATATGAAAAAGAATGTGTGAATGAGACAAAAGAAAGAGAAAGATGTTTTGGAAAATCTTATGGTAAAAGACCTATCATTATATGTGGGACTTGTAAATATGCAAAACGGTGTGAGGTGCTAACAAAGCATGAATAAACGTAGCACAAAATGGTACAGGAAGAATGAAGTAGAAGTGATGCACAGGCTAGGTTTTGAGCCGACAAGAAACAGTGGGGCAACATGGATTGATAAAGGGGATGGACAAAACGACCATTGTTTGTGTGAGTTAAAAAGTACAGACCATGAAAGTTTCAGTATAAAACAAAGTGTACTGCACCAATTAGAAGCACAGGCTATAGAAGCTCATAAATTGCCTGTATTTGCTTTTCAGTTCATTAACACCGATGAAGTCTGGGTGGCAATAAAAGAAAGTGATATAGCGGCATTTAAAGCACTTATACAAGGGAAAGAAATCCAAAACAATTTTGAATTATCACTTGACGAACCAGAAGAAAAGAAGTATAATAGTATTTGTAAGCAGGGTAATACAAAAGAAAATTTAAAAGCAAGAATGGCTTACATGAAACAGAAAGAATTGGAGAGAGCAGAAAGAGAACAGGAGTTCAAAAAGAAAAACAAAGAAAGGAGGAAGGAAAGCAGATGGAGAGAAAATTAAAACAGCAAGGTATTGCTTCATTTGAAGGGTTGAGCATTGGAAAGAATAAAACAATTCAAGTAAAGTTCAAATTGCGATATGATGAAATTTTGACAAGTGTTGAATTGTTACAAGGTCTGAACAATGATATTACACTTCATGCAAAAGTGCCAGATAAAAAACCGATGAATCTAGGTATTTTTACTATCGGAGCAATTAACTTTGATAAGGATGGAAATGCAACAATTCCTTTTAAGTCATTGACAGATAATGTAAATGTAGAAAGTATTTGCAGCTTGGTTGATGAAGAATTGATACAGTTAAGATTCCAAGCCATTATTGAACTTCCCGACACGAGTGTAGAAGAAAGTGAAGGGGGTGCAGAAGAGTGGGACGATTAAATTATAATGAACTTTCTAAAAGGCGTTTTAAAGAGCAGAGAAATATCGTTATTTCAGAAGCAAGAAATGTTAAAACAAATGATTTAGAAGGTTATGCAGTTACAGAACAGCTTGTAACAGAAGAAAACGGAAAAGAAGTAAGAATTTTTCTAAAAGGTGGACTCGGTCTAGTCGACAAAGAAGGACTTATTCAATTAAGAGATTGTTTGAATGAAGCAATTGAAAAAACAAATCCAAGTTCTTGTTAAAAAGGTATTGACACAAACAAATAAATGTGTTAATATAAAGATAACATAACAAAGAGAAACAATAAGAGAAGAAAAGGAGAATAATGTTATGGCAAAAAATTGGAGCGCATATGAAGCGGCAAAAGAAATTTATGGAAACAACAAGGAAAACATTGCAGAGATTGGAAGTAGATTTCCGCTTTTTGCAAGAACAGTAGCACTTGCAGACAGTGAATATCTGTTAGACATTTTAAAAGCACTTCCTGCTAAAGTAACAGCAAGAGTTGTAGAAACAGGACTTAAAGAGATGGAGACAGAAGAACCATTCATGGAAATTCCACAGGAAGAAGAATCACCAAAGAAAGGTAAAGCAAAGAAACAGGATGCAGAAGAACAGGAAGATGAATGGTCAGATGATGTAGAGGAAGAAAGCACCTATGAGTCTATGACAGCAAAAGACCTCTATGCATTATGTTGTAAACGTGGTATTTCATCACTTTGCAAGAGCCGCAAGAAAGATGAACTTATCAAGCTGTTAGAGAAACTTGATAACGGTGAGATTGAACCATCTAAGGGAAAAGGAAAAGCAAAGGAAGAAAAGAAAACAACGTCAAAGAAGGATGCTAAAAAAGAAGAACCAGTTGAGGAAGATGACGATGACTGGGGAGAAGATGACGAAGAAGAGACAGACCCGTATGTAGGAAAAACCGCAATGGAGCTTTTCAAAATGTGTAAAGAAAGAGGTCTGAAAGTAAAACCAAAACAGAAGCCAGATGTATATGCAGATATGCTGAAAGCTGATGATGCAAAAGGTGAGGAAGATACAGAAGAAGAGGATGATGACGACTGGGAAATCTAATCGTTAAAATGTAACACGTAAACAAATACTCTGATAATGTATTAAAAAAACTACAATAAAATATATCTGAACGTTTTTAAAATTTCAAAATTGAGCTAAATAATCATACAATGCAAAAGTTATTGAAAAAATGAATACTCTAATTGAATAGTAAATCATAATAGGCAGGATGGTAGGAACAAAACTATTTATCCTGCCTATTATTTTAGGAGAAATAAAAAATGAACGCAAAACAAATATTAGACATTGATTGCAGAATTGAAGAAAACAAAAACATATTAAACAAATTCTTGTGGAAAGTAAAACCAGTACAGAAATTAAAAATACCAAAAGGAAGTATGCTAAAAATTGATGATTTAGAATACATCATACATGGTATATGCAAAAGATATAGATACAGTCAGCAAGGTATAAAAGAATATTGGGAAAATGGTGAATTTGTGTATTATAATTGCTCTGTATTAAATTCTAAACGGGAATGGGTTGGTTATGTATATGGGAAAACATTGTGGGAATTAGAAGCAAAATTGCTTATCAAGATTTATGCAGAGATAATGAAGGAGAAAAAAAGAAAATGAATGATATATACTTTTACACCGATGGAGCGTGTTCTAATAATGGAAGTAAAGATGCAAAAGGCGGTTGGTCGTATGTAGCCGTAAAGGTGGCTAATGAGTCTGTAGATGTAAGAATTAAAAAGGGTGCTAAAGAAAATACAACCAACAATGAAATGGAGCTTACAGCGGTATATATGGCGTTAGTAAAAGCCTTAAAAGAGGGATATAAAAAGGTGACGATATTCAGTGATAGTGCGTATGTTGTGAACGCTATAACAAAAGGATGGCTTCTAAACTGGTATAACAATGATTGGAAAACAGCAGAAGATAAGCCAGTAAAGAATAAAAATATATGGGAGAAAATGTTTAAACTTGTATATACAAAAAAGCTTACAATTAAAATGGTAAAGGTCGCAGGGCATAAAGGAGATCCGTTAAATGAATTAGCCGATAAATGTGCAGTAAAGGCTCGTGAAGAGTTGGAGGGTTAAACAAAAATGTATATAAGTGAGAAGATAATAGAGAGAGAATTTTCTGGAAAGAATATGAAAGAAGCATATTTAAAATGTTGTAAATGGGTTAGCACAAACATTATAGCAGTAAATAACAGTGAAAACATTACATATTCAATTCAGAAAAAGAAAACACAAGATACATATGTAGTAGTATTAAAAGTATATGTTTTTGCAGATGAACAGGAAACAAAAGAAAAGCATTGTGACATATGCAAAGAAGTAAGACACAATTTATTCATGGAAGAAAACAAACATATGTGTGAGGGATGCAAATTAAACCCATATAGAAAGAGATTAGGAGAAAAATTAAAATTGTTAAAAGAAGGATTGAAAGGAACAGTATTATGAAAAAAATGCAAAAGGTTAAAAAAAGTGTTTTTAAAACATTGATAGAAACACTTATAGAATTGTTAATTGCGTTTAAATATGCAGTCATTGAAGAGTTAGGAAAGATTGCTATAGTGGCACAAATAATAATTCCAATAATTTGTTTTTATGCAGGAATGGATATGAAAACATTTGTTTTTGTAATAGTGCTGTTAACAGTTATAGTTAAATATATTAAAGAAGTGGGATACAAATTAAATAGTGTAAGTGAAAGAGGTTTTCCACTTCCGGGGCATAGGTTTACAAAAATTGATAATAATGGGTTCATAATGGTTAAGGACGAAGATATGCAAGAAGCAATATTATATTTATGTGATGTTGAAAACTATATAAGAAATAAAGGGTTGATAAAAGATGATGATACCGTGTAAGGGTTGCATGGATAGAAGTGCAGAGTGCCACATAAACTGCAAGAAATATAAGGAGTTTCAAAAGGTTGTTAAAAGGGTAAGAAAAGAGCGTATAAAATAAAAGCAAAAAGAAAGCTGTAGTTTTGGAAGTGCATACTATACGATGGTAAAAGAAAACTTGAAAAAAATAAATAAAAAGCGTTGACAAGCAGTAACTTTTATGGTAATATAATCATAGGAGTTATAAAGAGGATAGTTATAAATAAGTGACAGCCGGAGAATGTCAGCCAGTGAAAGGAATAAACCTTATTGTTTGCCCCCTTCGTAATTGGTAAGAAACTTTTAAAAAAATATATTAAGAGTTCAATCGCTCTAAGACAATAAGGTTTAATATATAGCAGGGGTTCGCCCCTGCTTATTTTAGTATTACAAATAAAAAGAATAGGAGAGAACAAAATATGGGATTAAAAAAAGGACAAGTGCCAAAGCCATATGAAGACGGTATGCTTATAAATATGCGTGACAGAACACCGGAAGAACGTCATGAGATAGCAATGAAAGGTGTAGAAGCAAGAAGAAAAAAGAAAGAACGAAATATGGCTTTACAAAACTGTATGCGGCAGTTATTGGAAATGAAAACAAACAGTGATAAGAAAAAACAGATTTTAAAGAATTTTGGTTTTACAGATGAAGAATTAACAAACCAGAGTTTACTAATGGTTGCATTATTCCAGAAAGGTTTAACGGGGGACGTTGGTGCTATAAAAGAAATAACACAAATGATGGATAAACTTGATATGTTCAAGAAAACAGGAAAGATACAAAACAATGTAACTATAAACCTTGTAACACAAGGGGAAAGTTATACACCTACAGCGCAAGATGAAGAGGAAATCTGGAAAGCAGAAAATGCAGAAGAATGGATGGAAGAAGAGGATGAAGAATGGGGCAGTGAAATCTATGAGTAATATCCTAGATGTGTTTTCTAGGGAAAATAAGCGATTAAATTCAATAAATAGGATAAATCCTAGTATAAATAATAAAAATGGCTTAAATCGCAAATTAGGGGCATTGGAAAGCAAGTCAGAATTACAGTGGATAAGTGAACACGTAAAAGAAACTAAAATTTTATATAATATTTTAAAATAATACTTGACATATATTTTGTTATATTATATAATATATATTATAAAGGAGATAAAATGGACAGGAAATTAAATAGAATATCTCTAACAATGATTCTTGTAGGAATATTGTTTATATTAAGTGGACAATTTTCCATGAATATGGACAGAGTAATATATAAAGCAAAACAAAATGCAGTAAATGATTATAAGCAAAGTATAAAGGATAAAGAGTTTACAATACAAATACAAAACAATAGAAAAGCAAATATAAAAGTATTAGGATATAAACCAAACAGTAATACAAAAGAAACAATATTAGAAGCATATGGAATTGTAAATTTAAAACAAAACAATAATGGTTTAGAAATAATAGTGGATACAGAGAGTGGTGAATAAATGGGAACATTGAAACAAGACCAAGAAGCAATCAATGATTATGTTACTAAATATGCAACAAAGCATAATATAACATATGAACAAGCGTTAGAACATAAAATAGTTCAAAATGTGATAACATGGATGAATTTAAGAAGGAGAGGACAGAAATAAATATGGGAATATTGTATGATATTCAAAAACAAGCAGAACAGTTTACATTGGAAAATAGAATGGTACAATGTACAGAAGAGATGGCAGAGCTTACACAAGCGTTCTGTAAATACCAAAGAATAAAATCAAAAGATAAAACTTGTAAAACAAAAGAACCAACAGTAATGTATAGCATAACAGAAGAAATAGCAGACGTAGAAATATGTTTGGAACAAATAAAATATCTGTTAGGTGAAGAAAGGCAAAACCAGATAGAACAAATAAAACAAGAGAAATACAAAAGAACAGAACGAAGGTTAATACAAGAATAAGTAAAAAGGATATTATATGTGCTAAAAAAGTATATAAATATACTACAGTTTACCTCTAACAAAACATAGAACAAAACAGGAAGGAGAAACAAATGCAGAAACTAAACATAGTATATAGGCAGATAAAGGATTTAAAACCCTATAAAAAGAATGCAAAGAAACATAATAAAGAACAAGTGGAACAGATAGCAAATAGTATTAAAGAGTTTGGTTTTACTCAGCCAGTAATAGTAGATAAAAACAATGAAGTAGTAGCAGGGCATGGTAGAATCTTAGGAGCAAAGAAAGCAGGACTAAAAAGTGTACCAACTGTATGTTTAGAAGATTTAACAGAAGAACAAATAAAAGCGTATAGGCTGGTAGATAACAAACTAAATGAAAGTGAATGGGATTATAATTTACTGGATGAAGAACTGGAAAACCTAACAGAAGATATAGACATGAACTTGTTTGGGTTTGAAATGGATGAACAACAAGAGAAAGAAACAAAAAAGAAAGTTGCTGTTGATGACGAATATATAGCAAAAATTCCAGTAAAAACAAAAACAAAAAGAGGTTATATTTACAAATTAGGGGAGCATTATTTGATGTGTGGTGATAGTACAAACGAGGAAGAAGTCAAAGAACTATTACATGGAAATATTACAGATATATGTATAACATCTCCACCGTATAATGCCGGACTTACTCCAAGTGAGATACAGAATGGTAAAAAAACAAAGTATGATAATAAAAATGACAGTAAAACAAAAGAAGAATATAAACTGTTTTTGCAACAAAGCACGAAAAACGCAATAAGATATTCAAAGTATGCTTTTATTAACATACAACAATTAGCAGGGAATAAGGTGGCGTTAATAGAATGGTTATATTCATTTAGAAAACATTTGGCAGATACAATTATTTGGGATAAAATAAATGGACAGCCTGCAATGGGGAAAAACATCTTGAATAGTGTATTTGAATTTGTTTTTGTTTTTTCTAAAGAGAATGCAAAAAGAGCAATAGGAACAATAGAATTTCGTGGAACATTAGATAATATTATTCATTTAAAAAGTCAGTATAAAAATGAATATGCGAAAGAACATAATGCAACATATCCAATAGACTTTTGTTCATGGTTTATTCAGAATTTTGCAGATAAAACTGTTCTTGACTTATTTGGAGGAACAGGAACAACACTAATAGCGTGTGAACAATTAGAAAAGCAATGCTATATGATGGAATTAGACGAAAGATATTGTGACATAATAATTGATAGATGGGAAAAATACACTGGAAAGAAAGCAAAACTTATAAAGAATCATTAGCACGTTGTAAAATACGTGCTTATTTTATTATATAAATATATAAATATTATTATAAAAACATATTGACTTTCTGTTATATTGTGTTATAATATAATTAAAGTTAAGGAAAACAAAAGAAAGGGAACAAAAGTTATGAAGTTTAAAAAGGATAGAACAGCAAATATTTGGGATACAGAAGAATACAATACATATATTGAAAAAGATATTGAAACAAATATGTTTATTGCTTATGTAAATGGTAGTAAATATTCAGAAAGCAAAACATTGAAAACAGCAAAGCGAGATATTGAAAAGTATTTTAAAAAGTAATTGATATTTATTATAAATATTTCTTGACTATTACCAAGTATTATGTTATTATATAGTCATAGGGAACAAGTAAAACAAAAGGTTGGAGGACAAAAAAGAATGAAAAAATTTACTTTATATGCATTTAGAACAGATAATGAAGGTGGTTATGGAATCTGTAAATCTGAGGATTTTACAACAGAGTTAGATTATGAACCACAATCAGGGTGGAGAGCTGAAAAGTCTAGTAAAGTTGCAGATTTTGACACAACACAAGAATTAGCAATGATTCTTCAAAAAGAAGAAAAAGAAAGCAATGATGTGTATTTGGAAAAGAAGCGGAAAAATACTAATCCTCATGTTGTGTTTGGTGATGTGATATATCATGATTTTGAATATCATTTTTCTGATGCAGAGGAAATGATGGAAGATTTTTTATCAATGTTAGAAGAGAATGAATGGTAGTAATTAGAACAAATGAACCAACAAACATTATTGAAGCAATGGATTTTATAGACAATATGTTAGATTAAATAACAAGGAGGAAATAAATATGAAGAATAAAGAAAAATTCGCAAAAGAGATTGTGGAAATTGCTTGTGATGGTAATGATATTGCTGTCAATAAAAACACTGGCAAACCAGAAAGTTGCGAGTCCTTAAATTGTAATGAATGCTTGTTTTCAGGACACGGCGATCAGTCGTGTTATGATGTAATAAGAGAATGGGCAGAATTAGAGTACGTCGAAAAGCCAGTGATAAGCAAAAGGGATAGAATGTTTCTTGATTATATAGATAAGAAATTTCATTATCTTGTAAGGACGTGTGTCGGAGATATTAGACTGTTTTCCATAAAGCCGAGAAAAGGTCAAATGGAATGGAGGTGTAATTATCCTTCATTTACTTCTTTATTGGATTCATTTAATATTGATTTACCAATGGTTAAATGGGAGGATAATAAACCATGGTTAATTGAGGACTTGAAGAAGTTGGAGGTAGTAGAAGAATATGAAATATAAAGTTGGAGACAAAGTAAGAGTTAGAAGCGATTTATATGATGATGGAATTTATGGCGGTTATGATTTTAGTGAAGAAATGGAAAGATATAAAGGTAAGATTGTAACAATTATTTCAACTGGACGTGATTGTGAACGTGATTATTACGAAATTGAAGAAGATGGTACAAAATATGCGTGGACAGACGAAATGTTTGAACCGGTAGAGGAAGAACTGACAGCAGAAGAAGTAATTAAAATTCAGGCTGAAATGTGCAGAAGTGTAATGTGTAAAGACTGTACAATTAACAAGTTTGGGTATGACACACGTTACGGATGCTGTGAATATCGCTCAAAGAATCCTGACAAAGTGCTTAAAATTCTCAAACAGTGGAAGAAAGAATATGAGAAGAAAGAAGTTGAGACAGAAATTGCATATATTATCAGAGTTATGAAAGAAGAAGGCGATGATGAAATATGTATATTTACTTGTGAAGTTGATATAAGTAAAGAGGACATAAATGAGAAGATGAAAGAATTAGTTAAAAAGTGCTATGAGGAACATGGTGGCAAATTTTATACTAAATATGAGTTGATTTACAGGGTGAAAAGTTAAAAAGAAATTTATAAGAACCTGTTGACATATATAAAAACTTATGTTAATATATAATCAGAAAGAAAAAAAGGGAACAAAAAGTGAAGGAGAGCAACAGATATGAAATTATATGAAATCAATGAAGGATTTAAGGGAACACAGGAAGAAGCAATAGCAATTGGTGAGTACCATGAAGTTGAAGCAACAGAGGAAGAAATCAGAGAGTACACAATGTATGGTTGTCCAGATGCAGATATGCAGTTTTTATTTTAAAACAAATATGAGGGTATAAAAATATGGTAATCAATAATTTAATGGATTTAATTAAAAAGTTGTTTGATGATAATTATGAAGATATTGTTATTATTGATTCAAGCGATAGAGAAGAATATGAAGCAGACAAGATGACAGTTAAGGCTTTAAAGAGTTATGATATAAATAAGATAGATGTGATAACGGCAGAGGAAGATAAAATATACATTTGTTTTTAAAACAGTTTGACAGGTGGTTAAAGTCATTAAAACACAAAGTAAACTTACTCTTTTTCATGTAGGGTGTGTATCCTCTCATATAAAAATATACACCCTATACAATGCCCTATAGTGTAAAGGTTAGCACACAAGAATTTGACTTTTGTAATATTGGTTCGATTCCAATTAGGGTAGCTGTGTATGAATAATGCACACAAGATATATAGTTCTTCATTGATTAGTGCGGCTGAGTAGTCATGCATCTGCGAAAAGCCGCGCAAGGGTTATTAGTTCAGTTGGCTAGAACATTCGCCTCATAAACGAAAGGTCGTAGGTTCGAGTCCTACATGACCCATTAGGCATAAGCCTATAGAAAACAAATAACTATTATGGAGGGAACAAAGATGGAAGAAAAGAAATTAGTAGAAACATTAGAAAGAATAGAAAAGAAACAGGATACACTACTAGAAAGTATGTCAGTCATTTTGAACTATTTGTTTTCTGAAACCATCAAGAAAGAACCAAAAGATGAAAACGAAGAAGAAGAGATGCAACGTAAGATGCAAGTGTTATTGATTTTTAGGGATGAATGTATGGAGTTGGTTCATGGTGAGAAATATACAAAGCACATGGGCGAAGCAAACAAAGAAATGGCAGGAGAGATATTAAAAGATATCCTAAAAAATATTTTAAAATAATCATTGCATAATAAAAATAAATATGGTATAATAATTATAAGCAAGGTGTAGTAAGTAAAAGCTATGTCTTGCTTATAGTTGTATAAAGGGAGAGGAAACAAATGTCAGAATTGAACATCAATGTTTCTAATCGTTTTGCAAATTTTTTGACAGACTGGGAATATGAACAGTATTTACTATTTGGTGGATATGGTTCTGGTAAGTCATATCATGTAGCGTTAAAGATTATACTTAAATTGTTGGAAGAGAAAAGAACGGTACTCGTAGTAAGACAGGTAAAAGATACAATACGTGAAAGTTGTTTTGCGTTATTCAAAGAAATCCTAACAGGGTTAGGAATCTTATCTTCCAGAGAAGCACGATACACAAGCAGTACAAATGGAGAAGTAATAGCAATAGCAAGTCCAATGGAGATACGTTTTCCGAATGGTAGCAGGATAATATTCAAAGGATTGGACAATGTAGAAAAGATTAAGTCTGTACATGGAGTAAGTATTGTATGGATGGAAGAATGTAGTGAGATAACATTTGCGGCATATACAGAGCTTTTAGGGCGTGTTCGTGAACCGAATAAAACATTACATTTTATAATGACAACAAACCCTATAGGAAAAGAGAATTGGGTGTATGATACATTTTTCGTACATACCGATGAAAAGGGAAAAGAACATATAATACAAAGTGAAAAAGAGGTATACAAAAAGCGTACACTTGTAAATAAAAAGAATGGTGTGTATTATCATCATAGTTTGCCGGACGATAATCCATTTTTGCCAGAAAGCTATATAAAACGTTTGGATAGCCTAAAGAATAGTGATATGCATTTATGGCTTGTTGCAAGGTGGGGAAGGTTTGGAGCAAGTGGTTTAAGAGTGTTACCAAAATTTACAGTTGCAAAAAATGCAAAAGAGTTTGCAAATGCAGTAAACAATATATCATCACATTATCACTTCTTCGGTTTAGACTTTGGTTTTGAAACATCATACAATGCGCTAATGAGTTGTGCCGTCGATGATACAAACAAGATACTATATATCTATGATGAAGTATACAGAAATCACATAACAGATAACAACTTTATAAAACTTGACAGTGTACAAAAAGTAAAGGAAAGAGCAGAAAGGTGTGAACAACCTATTTTCGCAGATGCGGCTAGAAATGTTTTGGTCGCGTAAAATCGCATTAAATACTGGAAACGCTTTAGAGTCGTTAGTACCATAGAGTGATAATCTAACGAATTAGCCAACCAGTAGTAGTTTAAATAAACGGAGGTAAAATAATATGAAAGTAAAACAAATAAATAAAATAAAAGGATTAGAACATATAAATGATGGGTATTATGTTTCGTATGATGGCAGAGTTTTTTCGTTGAGAGATAAACATGGAAATGTGAGCATGAGTAATAGACATGAGTTAAAACAATATGAAAAGACAGGTGGTTATTTAAATGTAGCATTGACAACGAAACATAATAAAACAAATTATTTGCGTGTTAACAGATTAGTAGCATTAGCATTTGTTAAAGGTAGGACAGCAAAAAGAAAATATGTGAATCATATGGATGAAAATAGAAAAAATAATAATGCAGATAATTTGAATTGGGTAACACCAAGAGAGAATAATAATTGGAGTTTAGCGAAAACAGTTTATATGTATGATTTGAAAGGGAATTATGTTAAGAGTTATATATCAATAACAGATGCAAGTAATGATGGATTTAATAGAAGTCATGTTGCAAATGTTTGTAGATGTATAGAAAGACAACATAAAGGTTATTTATTTTCATACCAAAAGCTTTCAAAAGAACAAGCTATTCAACGACTATCGAAAACCAGTTATATTAGATATCCTAAATATGATGGTAAGTAGAGTACACACAAGCGTGTGGAAATGTGCGAAACAGAAATGTTAAGATATAGTCTAATCTGTAGCGAGAGTTACAGCAGTTCATAAGAGAACGTATATAGAAGTAGCGAACTATATAGAATAAAATGGAACCAAAATCAATACAGTATTATAGGCAAGAAGGATTTACGATGTATGGTTGTAAAAAGTATGCAGGAAGTAAGTTACAAAATGTGAAGAAGATAAAAAGATTCAACAAAATCGTATGTTCTCCAAAATGTAAAAACACAATAAGGGAATTAAAAGATTTAACGTATGCAAAGGATAAGCAAGGTAATATCATTTATGATGAATTTAATATTGATGCACATACATTGGATGGTATTGCATATGCACTGAACAATTATACAGTAGCGGATTTAAAGGATTATAAAGCAAATACAAAGGTAGGATAGGTAATTGTAAGCCTATTAAAAGAAATCGTCTTAAAACGGCAAATACGAGCTTAGAGAGGTATAAGAGATATGTTTAAATATTGGAAAGAATATAGGAGAATACATGAAACAATAGGAATGTTAAAAGAAATGCAAGAACAGAATATAACAGATGATTATAGCTGTGGTTTACATAATGGTTTAGAATTAGCACTTGCAGTTGTAGAGAATAGAGAGTCAGAGTTTAAAACATATGAAACAGAACCAGTAAATATTGAGACAAAAGAAGAACAAGGAACAGGAAGAACAGTAGCAAGTGGAATAAAAATAAAAAGGAGGTAATGTAATATGAAAGATGTACAACAGAAAACTTGTTCTGCCGGTGTGCAGACGGTGTTTACTATGTTGTTAAGGAGAAGCCAATTTTTGGTAAAGAATTTTACAAACAATCAAATTACTGTAAAGCTTGGTGATAATGATTCCTATAGTGTAATTGGTGCAGGAAGTTGGGAGCGTGTATTTAACAATATAGAAGATAGAACAAGTGGAACAAGTGAAGCAACAAACATTGTTAAGGTTACAGCGGTAGAAGATGGACTCGTTGAAGTTGCAAGTGTTGATTTTTAGGTGATAGTATGATTGAAAATAACAGAAATAATGAGCAAATATATGGTCGTAATGATATGATAATGTTAGATCCGAATAACAAAATATATGGTAGTCTTGGAATTGCCGATAAATATGTTATGAAAACAGAAGAGGGGAACAGGGTTGGTATTGAACAATCCAAAACTAGGTAGTTTTGGCGATGTATTAACAGAATTTAATATATATGGACGGAGTGAACAGAAGCTGTATAAAGGCATAAATTTATTACCGCCTAACATTGAATATAACAAATTTATAGAAGTTTCGATTCCAAAAGGGACAAAAATTTTTATGATTATGGATGGAATAAAAACAAATGGCGGTAATTTCCATTTTTTTAATGCGGACAAAACAGAAAATATGTGGTTCGGAATAGATAAAGGTGTTACTGTGGCGACAACTACATTAAAGATTGATGCTAAATATGTACAGAATCTTATAAGACTAAATTCTGATTTACCGAAAATGTGTTTAGGCATTGGGGATAAACCAATATATGAACCCTATGTAGGCGGTCAGCCATCTCCATCACCAGATTATCCACAGGAGATTAAGAGCGTGGTGAATCCGACAGTTAAAATAACAAATAAAGATGGATTAAAGGTTCAATCTGTTACACTTAACAATATCACCCTTAACGCAATTCCAGTATTAAGAGGTGGTAACGTCACAGTCGGAGGTCAACAGTATGTAAGTGATTATGTGGACTTGCATAGAGGGGTGAAAGTGCAGAGGATTTATGAGGTTGATGTTGACGGCGAGAATGTTAAGTTTGAGCAAGTAGGCGGTTACGCTAATATATTACCAAGAGGACTACCAATACCTCGGTATGCAGATGCGCAAAGAATATACGGAATTAGTACGTTTACTAGTTTGCCGTGGTTTTTCAACGAAGTAAGTGGACAATTTTTGTATTTGATTGAGAGTGATATTTCTAATAAGATTAACGAGTCTTGTAAAAAGAAGATGGGAAAAATCTATTATGTTCTTGGAACTCCAATCGAAACTCCGCTTACTTCTGATGAAATTGCCGCCTTTAATGCAATTACAGCATATTATCCAGTAACAATTGTTGAGAATAACTATAACACATGGATGAAAGCAACATATAAGTCTACAGAGTCAGTTTAAAGGTGGTGATTGCATGGAAGAAATGAAAATAAAAGTAGGAGGTCTTATAATGTGACAACAGCAGAAATGATTGGTATAGTTGTTTTAGGGTTGAGTTCACTTATTGGAATATTTACAGCAGTATATAGACCATTGAATGAAAACACAAAAGCAATGACAGAACTAACATTAAAAGTTGAACAGCTTGCAAAAGAAATAAAAGATCAGAATGATAAATTAGAGAAACAAAACAGAGAGATTGAAGAATACAAAGAACATGTTAAAAAAGGACAGAGAGAACAGTGGGAAGTATTAGACAAGCATGAACTAAAAATAATGCAAGTACAAAATGATTTGAAATTGTGTAAAGCGCAAAATGGAAATGGAGGAAAAAATGATGTTTAAGAATTGTGTATTTAAACCGAATGTGAATACTATAAAGTGGTGTAAAGCAACAGGGATAAGAGCTATTAAAACAATGGCACAAACGGCTGTAGGTGTGATTGGAGCAAGTACAGTAGTAAATATGGTAGATTGGAAGATGGTATTATCTGCAAGCCTTGTAGCAGGTATTACAAGCGTTTTAACAAGCATTGCAGGTTTACCAGAAGTAGAAGCAACAAAGTAAAGGAGTGGAACAATAATGGCACATTTATTCGTTATAGCAGGACACGGCGCAGGAGATTGCGGTGCTGTCGGAGGTGGATATACAGAAGCAGAAAGAGTTAGATATTTAGCATCAAGGTTATCAGCGTTAGGTGGTAGTAATGTTACTATTGCAGATACAAACCGAAATTGGTACGCAGACAATGGAATCATGAGCCTTAATATTCCGAAAGACTGGCAGATTTTGGAGTTACACATGGACAGTGCAGGAGCTTCGACAAAGGGCGGTCATGTTATTATCAATTCCGCTTATAGCGCAGACCAGTACGACACGGCACTGGCAAACTTTATCGGCTCGTTTTTTCCGGGACGTGCAAAAAATATCGTTCCAAGAAGTGACCTCGCCAACCCGAACAGGGCTGCCACAAGAGGATATAGCTATCGACTTCTAGAGAATGGCTTCATTACCAATTCTGGCGATCTGAACAAATTCAACGGTCAGATGGATGATCTGGCAAGAGGTATCCTTAATGCATTCGGCATCGCTACGGCATCTCCGGCAAAAGAGGATTCTGACGGTAAGGTAACACCTGGTGGAACATCTCAGGACTCCGTACAGCATTACGGTAAGGTATCTTACCAGTCACATATCCGTGACATCGGGTGGGCGTGCTGGCAGTCTGATGGTCGTATGTCTGGAACTACTGGACAGAACCGAAGAATCGAAGCGTTCCGTCTTGTTCCTGTCGGAGAAACAGACGTAGTAGTGCATATCAAGGATGTAGGCGATAAGGAATACAAGAATATCTCCAAAGACACAATCCTTGGCACCACAGGTCAGAACAAACGTATCGAAGCAATCAAGATTACCGGCAAGGATACGCCGTACATCTACAGAGTCCACCAGAAAAACATCGGATGGACAGATTGGACATTCAACGGAAACTGGGCGGGAACAAAAGGAAAAGGATTGCAAATTGAAGCGATCGAGATCATGGCTGCTAAATTCCTTGTCAATCCACACGTCCAGAACAGAGGCTGGTTAGGAGAGAGAGCTTGCGAGAATATCATTGGTATTACAGGACATAACCTTAGATTAGAAGCATTTAAGATTGATCCGCTTAATATGACAATTAAAGCAAAAGCTCACATTCAGGGAATTGGTTGGAAAGATTATGGTCAAATTGACAAAAATACTGTAATCGGAACTGTAGGGGAAAATAAAAGAATTGAATGTTTATGTTTCAAAGGTGATTTTGAATACAGAGTACATATCCAGAACAGCGGCTGGACTGATTGGACAAAAGCTGATGGAGTAGCAACACTCGGAACTGTAGGACAGGCATTAAGAATTGAAGCAATACAGTTTAGATAATATTTAGGTGGCAGAAATGCCACCTTTATTTATTATATATAATATATATTATATTAAATATATTTTATTGTTATTGTTGACATATATATATTATTATGATATAATATGCTAAGAAAGGAGAATATGTGTAATGACTACAAAAAAACAATATCCTGTTGAAGTAACAACAGCATTAGCAAGTTTCCCTTATTTTGTTTTAAGAAATGAGATAAAAACAGGATATAATCTATATACACAAGAATTATTACAGATACAGCAAAATTATATAGATTATAAAGAAGGTGCTAAGTTTTATACAGAAGGTAGTGCAGGGGATTATGTTCCGTCAAACATTAAGTTCAAGATTGCGAAAACATTGATAGACAAAGAAGCAAGATTTATGTTTTCACAAACACCAGATTTTTATGTACAACCAGTTGATGTAACAGAACAAGCAAATGCAGAAGCACAAGAGTATCAAAAGTTAGTTGATAAGGTTTTAAATAATAAAAACAATAATTTTTCAAGAGCATTATTACAGAGTGCAAAAGATTGTTTTATCGGTAAGCGTGTTGCCTGTTTAGTAGATTTTTCAGAAGAAGATGGCATGCAAACACATTTTTATAATAGCTTGCAATTTTACTATGAAACAGAATATGGCTCTGACAGACTGACAAAGTTTGTAAGTTTTGAAAATGTGAGTGAAAGCAAAACAACCAGTGAAAGGCTGCACCTTGTAAACAGGTATGAAGAAAGAGAAAATGCAATCTATATGAGTTCTATATTATATAATGGTTCTGGTAAACCAGTAGAGGAACTTATTGCAGAAACAAAAACAAAATTAGAATATATTCCGGCAGTTGTTATTTTCAATGATGGGACATTGCAAGATAAATGTGGTGTGTCTGAAATGGAAAGCCTAGCATACTATGAGGAAGGATATAGCAGATTAAGCAACGGGGATATTGACAGTGAAAGAAAAGGTATGAACCCTATTCGATATACTGTAGATATGAGTCCAAACACGACAAAAAACCTTCCGAGTGGTGCTGGTGCTTATTGGGATTTACAAACCAATCAAAACATAGATAACAAGTCTCCTATGGTTGGAACATTAGCACCACAAATGAACCATACAGAAGCGGTAAAAGAAACGCTAACAAGAATTAAAACAGCTATGTACAACGAATTGGATGTTCCAAACATAAGTGAAGAAACAATGGCAGGAACAATAACAAGCGGTAAAGCATTAAAAGCACTGTACTATCCGTTGCAAGTTAGATGTGATGAAAAGATGAAAGCATGGCGTCCTGCATTAGAGTTTATTGTTGAAACAATATTAGACCTTGCTAAATTGAATAAGGATATCGTTTCGACATTGTATGTTATTCCAACACTTGCAGAAATACAGTATAATATACAAGTTGTAGAAAATTATGCACTGATGGAAGATGAAGAAACAGAAAAAGACTCAGACCTTGCTGAGATAGCCGCTAATGCACGAAGCAGAAAGTCATATATTAAAAAGTGGCGTAAAGAAGAGTTTAAAACAGATGAACAGATTGAAAAGGAACTTATGCAGATTGCGGTTGAGTTGAATATGTTCGACAGTATGAGTATGAATACACAGGTACAAAGTGAATTGGATAAACAAACAACAGATGGCGAAGTGCAAAATAATATTGATGATATAGAAACACAAACAAAGTTGGGTGAACAGAATGGCACAGAAATTTAGGCTAAAAAATGCAGAGGAAGTAAGAAACACAACTACAATGCAAATGCAAAGAGAGATACAAAAAATGTATAGGCAATTATACAAAGATGTTTCTAAAAGAGTTGCAAACATGAATGATACAAATTATCAGAAACAAAACCTTATAATCTTAAAACGTGATATTAAAAATCGAATAGAACAGCTTAATAAAGATATAAAAGGTGGAGTTATTAGAAACATGACAACTGTATGTAATGAAGTAGTTGTTGACATCCGTTATTTTTTAAAACAGTGTGGTTTTAAAGATTCTGATATACATAATGCGTTTCAATATGTTCCAGATATGGTTGTAAGGAATATCGTTAATGGTAATATATATCAAGATGATTGGAGTCTTAGTGCCGCAATATGGGGATATAATAAAAAAACACAAGACAGCTTGGATAGGATAATATCTATTGGAACAGCACAAGGGAAAAGTACATTAGAAATAGCAAAGGAATTAGAAAATTATGTAGAACCAAGCGCACAAAAGAAAAGTAGAACAATACAAAGTTGGAGAATCGCAAGACAAAGTGATGTTGACGCAGGAAGAGCGCAATATGTTGGAGAAAAGATAAAAGATACATTTTACTTTGGGAGGGTTGATTATAATGCACAGCGTTTAGCAAGAACAATGATAAGCCATGCATACCAACAAAGTTTTGAAAATGTGAATAGAAACGACCCATTTGTTATTGGCTACAGATGGCTTACAAGCAACTTTCATGGTCGAGTGTGTGATATATGCAGAGAAAGAGCAGAAACAGATCAATATGGACTCGGTGAAGGAGTGTTCCCTAAAGATGCATTACCATTAGACCATCCGAATGGAATGTGTACATTTGAAGCAGTAATGCCGGATGATATGAAAACAATTGCACAAAAGATTGGAATGTGGTATAATAGTCCTGTAGGGACTTATCCAGACATAGATAGATATGTTTTGGATTTTGTACAGTAGAAAGGAATGTGAGAACAGTTATGGAGATTAAGAGAGTATGTAAAAAATGTGGAGAAGTATTTGAGGTTGATTCTAACAATCTTGTTAGAAAGGACGTACATGATGAATATGGCAACTTTTACAAACTTATGTATTGTGATTGCGTAAGATGCCATACAAGGGATTTTGTACAGATAGATGATAAAAACACCCTTAAAGAATTTAAACGTCTTAAAAAGCTAATTATTGAGGTTGCAAAGAAGAATGTAAAAGGGCAGACTGTATCCCCAAAAGATATTAAGAAAAAAGATAGACTTATGAAGAAGATTAGAGAAGATAGAGAGAAATTAAAAGAGGTTTGTGCAGGAAAAAAATATTTCGATGAAAATGAAAAAATTGTTACAGAGTGCTTGACATTTGAAAAGGTTGGTGATATAATTGAAAGTAACTTGTGATAAGTGCCACAAGGAATTTGATTTAACGCTAAAACAAGAGCAAAAGATTGTAGATAATACAGAAGTAACAAAGACATTTATAGAATGTCCGTTTTGCAATGAGAAGTTCGATGCTTATTATGATACACAAAGTACAATTGTATTAAAAAAGCAAATACGAAAACATATTGCAAAGTTACAAACCATAAGAGATGAACACCAATACAAAAGGGAAATGAAAGCAGTAGAGAAGAAGCAAAAACGATTAGAAAGAGAAACAAGAATACTTGAAGCAAAGTATAGTAAAGAGTTTTAGAAAGGGAAAAGCAAATGACAGAAACAAATACTAATGTAAATACAAATGGAGATAATGTAACAAATACAAATGAAGATGGAAACCAGAACACACAACAAAATGCAAATACTAATTCACAGAACACAAACACAAATGCGGTTGACACTGAGAAAGTAAAAAATGACGCAATTGCAGAGTATTTGAAAGAGTTAGGTGTTGAAGATGGTGATACTCTTAAAGGTATTGTTACAAAAGCAAAAGAAGAGGAAGAGAAGAACAAAACAGATTTAGAAAGGTCTAATGACACTCTTACAGCTACAACAAAAGAGCTTGTCGCAGAACGTGAAGCTCGTATCATTGCAGAAGCAAAGTTATCTGCAATTCAATTAGGAGCTAAACCGGAACTTGTAGATGATTTGGTGATTGTTGCAAAAGCGAAAGTAACAAAAGATAAAGATATCAATGCTATTATTGCAGAAATTAAAGACAGCACAAGTGGAAAGGTTTATTTTTCTAATGAAGAAGAAAATGAAGAGAAAAAAGGAACAGTAACAAGAAAAAGAGTAAACAAAAAACCGGAAACAAACATTGATGGCAACAATAACGCAGACGGTCAGAAAAACAAGAATAAAGGAACAATGGCAGAAAGATTACTTGCAAATAGAGCAAAACCAAAAAGTCATTATTTCAGCAAATAATATTAAGGAGGAAAACAAATGTTTAATAATACAGGAATTATGAAAGAAACATATGGAAACAAAAATCAGATTCTTTTTGCAGTAGAACATCAAGTATCTATGGGAATTGTTGTAGATACTACTTGTGGTGTTGCTGAGAATGGAAGAAAAATTGCGAAAGCAGGAACACCAGTAACAGGAAATCTTGATGAAAGAACAACAGCATTTACACCAGCCGCTACAACAGCAGGAGCTTCAAACGCAGTTGGTATTCTTTTACATGATGTTGATGTAACAGACGATGATAACAATGGAACAGTTCTTTTATTTGGATTTGTTAATACAAACCGAATTGATGAAACAACAAAAGCAAAAATCACAGCAGAAGTTAAAGCCGCACTTCCAATGATTAAGTTTGTGGCTTGTTAATAACAAATAAGGAGGAATAAACAGACATGACTATTTATGATTTAATTCTTAGTGAAGAAATTGTAACATACTGGGAACTTTTACAGCAAGACAGAGAGCCATATATGGGAGAAGAACTTTTTCCGGATGATAAAAAGCTCGGACTCGACCTTAAATGGTTAAAGGGTTCTAATGGACTTCCGGTAGTTTTAAAACCAAGCGCATATGACGTAGCGGCTATTCCGAGAGCCAGAATTGGCTTTGAAAAGCTTAGTGCAGAAATGCCGTTTTTCAAAGAGTCACTGTACATTGATGAAGAACTTAGACAGGAACTTAACAAGGTTATTGAAAGCGGAAATCAGGCTTACATTGATGCAATTGTGAATAGAATTTTTGCAGATGAAACACAGCTTCTTGAAGGTGCAAGAGCACAGAGAGAGCGTATGCGTATGATGGCACTCACAACAGGTACTATTGTTATGGAAGGTAATGGACAGGCATATGAATATGATTATCAGATGCCACAGTCACACAAGGTAACAGCTAAGAAGTCATGGAGCGATCCAACAGCAACGATTATGAATGATATCAGAGAGGGTATCAATAAAATCGTAGAGGATACGGGCGTTACGCCAGAAAGAGCAGTTTGCAATTCAAAAGTATTTGCAAATTTTAGAAACAATACAGAAATTAAAAAATCTATTCTTACACTTACCGAAGGTGTTGGATTTGTTTCCGACCAGAAAATTAAACAATACATTTCTGATGAACTCGGACTTGAGATTGCAGTTAATGATAAACGGTATAAAGATGAAGATGGAACAACACAGAAGTATATTCCAGATGATGTGTTTGTAATGTTCCCATCTGGAAAACTCGGTAACACATGGTTTGGAACAACACCAGAAGAATCTGACCTTATGGCAGGAAGTGTTGCAAATGTAAATATTACCGATACTGGTGTTGCTGTTACGACAATTAAAGTTCCAGATCCAGTTACCGTAGAAACAAAAGTGACAATGATTTGTTTGCCAGATTTCCCAACAGCAGACCAAGTGTATATTATTGATACAACAGTTTAGGAGGGAAAAAATATGGCATTTGTAGAAGCAGTAAAAAACAGACATTATATTAAGGTTTCTAAAAGTGCTTATGATAGCATTTTCAAGAAAAAAGGATATAGACTTGTAGACGAAGCAAAGAAAACAAACAAAGAAAATATTGTTGATGATTTTGTTGAAGAAGCAGAACATGAAGTTGTAGAAACAGAAATTCCAGTTTCGGAGATGAATAAAGAACAGCTTATGAAGTATGCAGAAGAACATAACATTGATACTTCTTCCGCAAAGAATGTAAGAGAAGCAAGACAGATTATTCAAAACGCCATTAGAGAACAGAATATGTAAATATTGGAGGTGCTAATATGGACAATCTTGAAAAGTTAAAATTTAATTTACGTGAAGAACAAACACCGTACTTTACAAATGAAGAACTTCTCTATTTGTTGGAAAAAAATAATGGGAATGTGAACAGAGCAAGCTATGAAGGACTGATATTAAAAGCAGAAACTACAGGCTTGAATGTAAGTGGACTTACCACAAAAGACAGTTCCAGTTATTTTAAAATGTTAGCATCTCGATATATTGAAACAAATAGTGGGGTGCTGATATGAGAAGCGGAAAGCTATTTACAGAGCTTTACAAAGTAAAAAGAGAGATTAAGTTGCATGGTGAAGAATATACCGTGTACAAACAGAAAACAGACAAATATGGAGAAACCACTAGCGATATTGAAGAGATTCAAAAGGTTAGTGGTTTATTCCACATTACAAAGGGATATACAGCACAAACAGTAAGTGACGGAACAAAAGTAAGAGCAAAGTCGCAACCGATGTTAATGGTATGTATGGAAGGCTCAGAACAAATTGAAAATGGAATGTTTGTTATAATAAATGATAACAAATATAATATCGTAGACAAGAACAATATACAAGAATATAACATGGTTGTAGATTTATCTTTGGAGTTGATACAAGATGGCAGGAATTAGATTAGATGCTTCAAAGCTTTTAGCGAATTTACAGAGTGCAGAAACAAAGTCGCAAATTGCTATTAAAATGTTTGCAAATGAAGGTGCGAAGAAATTTCAAAATTATGCAAAGCAGAATAGACCATGGACAGATAGAACAGGTCACGCAAGGCAAAGGCTCACAGGATGGGTTGAAACGTTGAGCAATAAAACAAGAGTCTATATAGGTCATGGCGTTGATTATGGAGTATATTTGGAATTGTGCCATGAAAAAAGATATGCAATACTACAAAAGACTGTAAATGCGAAAAGTAAAGAAGTATTAGAAGGGTACAAGGAGTTGTTAAAGTATTTAAGACCATGAGTATATTAAAACAAATATATGATACAATTGCGGAAGATGGGACAGAAACTTATTTTCCATCGCAACACAGTGGAGAATGTATAAAAGAATATGTGGTTGTTAAATTGGAAGATATAACAGTTCCATTAACTGTATCCAGTGAAAGACCATTATATACCATAATGTGTTATGTTCCGCAAAACAATTATAGCAGGCTTGAAAGTCTAATATATGAAACAAAACAAAAGTTAAAAAAAATGTATCCAACAATAATGTATGTAGGAAATGAAACAGCAAGCTTTTATGATTCTGATGTAAAAGGGCATATGAAGAGTTTCCAATATGCAGGATGCAGAAAGATAGAACAATATTGAAAGGAGAATAAATAATGCCTAGAACAAAAAAGAAAGCTGTAGGTATTCCTACTATAGACGTTGCACTTGTTGTAGTAAGAACTGGCACAGAAGATAGTGGGATGGAGATTGCAGTTGATACAGCTAATAAAATTGCAGTAGAACCACAAACAGATACAGTCGATGCTATTAAGCTTGTAAAACTCGGAAAGTTATTATCGCAGAAGCCAAGTACGACAACAATTACCGGGCATCAAATTACATTAGCAGATAAAGTATGTATTCCCGAGCTTGTAA